GGCAAAGTATGATTGATAAAGTTACGCAAACTATTCACGTAGGTAAGTTTGACAATGTTACTGATTTGTTTTTTGAAAGTGAAAAGCGCAATTTAGAAATTAGATCAAAGCAAGGAATTAGCGGTGTTCCAAGTGGCTATTTTGATATTGATAAAATTACTGGAGGTTGGCAAAGTAGTGATTTGATAATTTTAGCAGCAAGACCAGGAATGGGTAAAACTGCGTTTGTGTTAAATATTGCCCGAAATGCTGCCGTTGATTTTAATGAGCCCATTGCACTATTTAGTTTAGAAATGTCATCAATGCAATTAATAAATCGTTTGCAAAGTGCAGAAAGTGAAATACCTTTAGAAAAATTTATGCGTACCGGATTGAATGATGCTGAGGTGCAACAAAAGCGGTTAAAATGTCAAAAATTAGTTGATAGTAAAATTTTTATTGATGATACCCCTGCAATATCAGTATTTGAATTAAAAGTTAAACTTAAAAAACTCAAACGCGATCACGATATTAAACTTGCCATTGTTGATTACATTCAACTAATGACTGCTGGCAAAGTTGACAACGTTAATGGTCGTGAGCAGGAAGTGGGATTTATTTCACGTTCGTTGAAAGGCATTGCTAAAGAGTTAAACATTCCAATTATTGCACTGTCACAACTTAGCCGAAAGGTGGAGGAACGTGCCGATAAAACTCCAATACTTTCAGACCTTAGAGAATCGGGAAGTATTGAACAAGATGCCGACATGGTTACGTTTTTATTCAGACCTGAAGCACATGGAATAATGGAAGATGGTGATGGAAATAGCACCGTTGGCAAAGCAAAGTTTATTATTGCAAAACATCGAAACGGTGCAACAACTGATGAAATTATGCTTGGATGGGATGGGCAATATACCAAGTTTAGAGATATTAATGAGGCTATAATTACAGATGCACCAGTATTCACAACTAAATTACAACCTAATGAAGATTTTTAGCATCCCCGAATTTGAACTATTCTACCACAACACCTACAAACGCAACAAGCAACCGTTAGCATTGTGGCAAACATTACCGATTGAACGATTTAACCTCACAAAGAAGAAAGTAGTTAAGAAACGTAAAACGGAACTTACAACCAACCATTTAGATGTTCCCATTAACAACATCATTGAGCATAAGGTAACCAAGGATGCATTCAACACTAATAAGTTTACTGACTTGATTATTGCCTACCTTAAATCAGTACATCAATGCAACAGTGCAAGGCGAATATCATCTGAAGGCCGTTATCGACCTGGAGTTGGATTTCTTAAAGGCACACATACAGGCATGGAGGACATTCAATGTATTTTAAAAGGCAAACTATTTGCTATTGAGGTTAAAAGTCCCAGTGATCGAATGAGTGACGAACAGAAAAAACGCAAAGCAGCAGTTGAATCTGATGGAGGTTATTACATTGTTGCTACTTCGTTTGAGCAGGTGCAAGAAGAAATACTTGCAATTCTAAAATAATTTGTATCTTTGTGGGGTGAAAAGTCTGTAAAATACACGAAAATACATTAATTAATGGCTTTTACTAAAGGAAATAGCGGAAAACCAAAAGGAGCGCAAAACAAACTGACCAAATCGGTTAAAGAAGCGTTTGAGATTGCGTTCAATGAATTGCAAGGTGACGAAAATGCCAACCTTGCTAATTGGGCTAAAGAAAACACAACCGAGTTTTATAAGTTGGCAGCAAAATTGATACCGACTGCCATTCAAGGAGATGTTAAAAACACTGGCATAATTAAAGTTATTCGTGAGTGAAACCATAATTAAACTCAAGAAGTTACATTCTAAGCAGCAACACATTTTAGAAACAAAGAAGCGATTTAATGTTTTGAAATGTGGTAGGCGTTTTGGTAAAACAACAATGGCAGAGGAATTAGTAATCGACCCCGCATTAGATGGTTTCCCAGTTGCTTATTATGCACCAACTTATAAAGATTTAAACGACTTTTGGCTTAAGATTAAAGAAATACTTTACCCAATAATAAAGTCAAAGGATGAACAAGTAAAACAGTTGAGGTTAATTACGGGCGGCATAATTGATATGTGGAGTTTAGAAGATGGCAACGGAGGCAGAGGCCGAAAATATAAGCGCGTGGTTATTGATGAGTGCGAAAAGGCATCAAAGTTAGAAATCGCATGGAAAGGAGTTATCAGGGCAACATTAACCGATTACATTGGCGATTGTTGGTTTCTATCAACTCCCGCTTTTGGCAACACCTACTTCAAACAGTTGGCTAAAAACCATTTGAACGACCCTTATAACATTTGGCAGTCATGGACATTTACAACCTATGACAATCCACACATGAGCAAGGAAGAAATAGACCAAGCGGCAGCAACGTTGGATATTCTTTATTTTAATTGTGAGTACATGGCTCAGGATGTTAGCATCGGCTCAATGAGATGGGCCTACGCCTACGACTCCCAAAAGCATCTTGTACCGGTAACGCTAAACAAACAATTCCCAATAATACTTAGCTTCGATTTTAACCGTAACCCGATTTGTTGCTCAGTGTTGCAGGCAATACCACCGATGACAATTCGCGTTAAGGAAACAATAAAACTTGCCAACTCCGACATCTACGAACTTTGCGATGTGATTAAATCAAAGTATGGCAATGCACTTTACCAAGTAACGGGTGATGCAAGTGGCAAATCATCAAGCGCATTAGTGCAAGATAACCTCAACTATTACACTGTGATAAGGCAAAAGTTTGGGCTATCAATGAATCAAATGTTGGTGCCGACTGTTAACCCATCATTGGAAGAAAATCGTATGTTGGTTAATTCATTACTTGCACGTGGCATTATTGAACTTGACCCTGATGGAACTAAGGGTTTACAATTCGATTTAGAAAACGTGGCAGTACTTCCAGATGGCACTATTAAAAAAACAGACCGAAACGATCCAACACAACAAGCCGATGCTTTAGATACTTTTCGATATGCTTGTAATACATATTTAAAAAATTTTATATATTTGTAGCGAAAAACCAACTAAATGTTCACAGCAATAATCCCTACACTTTGGAAGTCACCACGTATAACGCAACTCATAGCTGACCTTTGCGCGTGTGAGTTTGTGGGAGAGGTGATAGTTATTGATAACAACCCAAGTGAGTATAGGCCAACGCCCGAAAGCGCAAAGTTATCAATCCACTTAATGCCCGAAAACACCTACGTCAACCCATCATGGAATTACGGAGTTGAACGTTCCCAATTTGAGAACATATTAATTTGCAACGATGATATTAACTTCAATCCATCATTCTTAGGTATCTATGATGACAGTTTGCAGCACACTGGCATAATCGGCATGGACTTTAGCAACTACCAACTAAAGGCAGACCATAATATTCACTTAAAACCAATGAAAGACCGACCTTATGGATGGGGTTGTTTAATGTTAATACACAAATCAAAGTATGTACCTATACCTGATGACCTACTTATCGCCAACGGTGATGATTGGTTGGCTCAACACGCGACACCGTTTGTATTACATGGCTTAGCGTTGCAATCAGAGATTAGCACAACTTCAAGACTGGAGGAGTTTGGAATGATTCAGTTAAGGGATAATGAAATTTATAAGACAAAGTATGCAAAGTAACGTAAATAAGTGGGATAATTGGTATAAAGACTTAGGAACAACACCGAGCGCATATAAGTATTCCGAAACAGAAACATACAATATAGCTGCCGATTTTTTAAGAGGCTTAGATGTTGTTGAAGATTGGGGAGTTGGAGCAGGTGGTTTTTTAAATCATTTACCAAATGCAATTGGTGTTGATGGCAGCGATACTCCGTTTGCAGATAAGAAATTTATTGATTTATGTAATTATACGACATTGGCAAACGGAATACATCTAAGGCATGTATTAGAACATAATTATAATTGGCAAAAAATACTAAATAACGCTTTATGCTCAGCAGTTAACAAGGTGGTAGTAACTTTGTTTATTCCATTAAGTGATAGTGAAACAAAAGAGTTGGCGCATAATTTAAAACATGGAGTTGATGTGCCTGATTTATCAATTTCAAAAAAAGAATTTAATGAAATATTAGAATCATTCTCGCCTAAACTTGTTGAAGTTCAAACGCTAAAAACACCAACTGGTTACGGAGTTGAAATTATTTACAAAATAACAAAGCAATGAAAATAAGACTTGTATCATGCAACTTTGGCGATAATCAAAGTCTTATCGTTAACAATCAAGAAGAGATTGAAAGGTTAAATGTCGATGTTAAAATATACAATGACTCAAACACACCATCAAGGTTATTGAGCATGCACCCAAGGTTGAAGGGTAAAATACCTAAAATGTTAGAATGGATTTCAAGTCCTGGTTATGATTATTACATTTGGGTTGACTCAAAGTTTACATTAAATAACGGTATAATTGAAACCCTTATTAATCAATTAGGCGATGCTGAGATAGGTTTGTTTAATCATTCACATAGATGCAGCATACAAACCGAATTAGAGTTTGTAAACATTTTAATTGAGCAGGGCAATCATTATTTAAATAGCAGATACGTTGGCGAACACATGGATAAACAAGTGGAGGATTATTTAAGCGATAAAACATTTGTTGACAATAAGTTGTTTGCTGCTGGTTGTTTTATTTATTCAAGCAAGTTGGTTGAAAATACTGAATATAATTTATTAAAAGAATGGTTTTTTCACAATAACATTTATTCAGTTCAAGACCAATTAAGTTTACCATATTTATTGCATAAGTTTAAAACAAAATATATTACCTTTGACTTCGATTTGTTGAATACAGAATTAATGAATTATAACTAAAACAATATGATAGAAATAATAATTGCCTTAATCCTTTGGTGGACTCGCATGGCACAATACAGAAAATAACAATGCCAATACTAAACTGCCTACCAACCTACACCCAAGATATTAGCGGGTGTGTTGAAGAACTTGTAATTACTAACTCGACACTTGTTGCAGGTAATGATTACATTGTTAAAATGACTTATCCTAATGGATGGGTAGTAAAGCGCACGATTGAAGCAAGTGAATACACTGGTGATTTAGTTGTTGCAAACAATAACTTTTGGCACGTTGGAACGGGACCAGTATTAGTTGAGGTTTATACTGCAGATAGCAATTGCGCACCAATTAACTTCACCGTTTGCGATTTAACCTACTCATCAATAACAGTTAACTTTATAAACATTACACAAGATGATAATTCATACGGAACTATTCCTTGTACTTGTCCTGAATAGCCTCGTTTGTTTAGGCGTTCACGTACTAACACGCGATGGGATGTTATTTGCACCCGTTGCTGAATATATTAGGTCAATAGTTGGTGAATATAGCAGCAAACCACTATTCGACTGCCCACCTTGCATGGCTTCGGTTTGGGGTTTACTTGGTTGGTTTTACCTCATGCCAAGCCTTGCAATAGTACCTTATCTATTGGTGCTATGTGGTGTAAATGCTTTAATAAGTAAACTATATTATTATGGAGATTGAAACCGCCCATAAACTCTTAACATCACTTGGTTGGACTTTCACCGGTCAAACATGTGGATGTGGGGGTGCTGCTAAGAAACGAAGCTACAACAAAGATTCAGATAAAATTATTATAAACACAAGAAATAAAACCTATGAACTTAATAACCAACCTAAAAAACCGCTTCAAGAACTTGCCACCAACTTATAAAGCAGAATACCCGCTTCAATTCGCATTTAATTGTGGAGGCATTGATTACTTTGAGTTTGTTGATAAGAACAACCTACCATACGAGCGTGGATTGGAGGCATTGACATTCTATCAAGAAATGCAAAACGGAGTAACCAACGATTACATTAAGAATTACAACGCGGCTATGAGTAAGTTGTTAAGTGATCCTAAGAAAATAAACCTCAACGAAATCATTAAACTGCAGGCTTATTTTGAGCAACGATGTAATTACATTGTAAGCAAAGAAATTATTTACAAAGTAGCATCAGTTGCATTTGTGGATAAGAATGAGCCTTTGACACGTTACGACTTTAAGGCAAACGAAAAGAAAATCAAGAATTGGAAAGATAACGCTGGAGATAGTTTTTTTTTGTCAATGCCAATAAAGAAATTAGTACCGTTTTTGCAACAATCCGACAGCACTTCCCTGATGTATTTGAGCATAGTGGAAAAGGTAGAACAGATACAAGCGGATATTCTTTCATTACAGACGTTAGGGATGGAATTGCAAGCCGAGAAAGATTAAAAATAACAGTGTTAAAATATTTACCTGCTAATTATCAAATAAATTTATTAAATTTGTACGATTTCTTTTTCTTTGCCAACGAAGCAAAGAAGCCACAACCTAAACAGCCTAAATAATATGGCAGTTGGAAAATGTAATAATAAAGTTTGTTGCCGACACATCAGGGCTTAAACCCGCGATTGACCAACTACAACTCTTAGGCAAAATAAGTGAAGCCGATGCCGCTTCGTTTGCTAAAATTAACGATGAGCAAAAAGAGTTCATACAAAACTTAAATAAATCCACAACTGAGTTCGGTAAACTAAACTCCGAAGTTGAGGGATTAATGGCCGAAATACAGGCAGGTGTTATGGAAGGATTTGCCGACCACTTAGCCGAAGTAACTGCCGAAACCAAGAAAGCGGGTACTGGTTTCAAGTCAATGAAAGCCGAATTGCGAGAATTGAAAGCGCAAATTTCAAGCGGATCACTTGGCGAAAAGGAATTACGTGAAGCCACAAAGAGAGCCGCTGAATTACAAGATACGATTGGCGATGTTAACGACAAGGTTAAAGCATTAGCAAGCGATACAAAGCGCATTGATGCGGTTGTTACTGCGTTTAGAGGTATAGCGGCAGCGGCTTCTGTTGCTGCTGGTGCTGCCGCTTTGTTTGGAAATGAGAATGAAAAGTTAACTAAAACATTAGCGCAAGCGCAGGGCGCAATGGCATTACTTCAGGGCGTTCAGGAGTTGGCGAATATTGCAACAACTGAGGGGGCTTTGAGGACGATGGTTTTGGATGGAGCGCAAAAAGCGGTGGCGGTTAGCGCAAGAGTTATGGGAACGAGTATAGCAACTGCAACTGCGGTGGCTACTGCTGGAATAACATTATTGGTTGCAGGATTGGCATACTTGGTTACTGAAATGATGTTTGCAGAGGATGAAAGTGCAAAGTTAGAGAAAAAACTTGCTACTGTTGCTGGAAATAAAGATTTGATAGATAAAAGCAATAAAATTAGAATAGAATTAATTAAAAATGCAAGGGAACAAGAATTGGAGTTATTAAAACTATCATACGAAAAAGAAAAGCAAGAATTAATAAAAAGCAAAGCAAGTGGCGATGAAATTGAGCGTTATAGCATACTTCTTCATAAAAAATACCTACAAGACGTTAAAGATATTAATGATAAACACAACAAGCAACAAGCCGATGCCGCAATACGTCAAGCAGAACACATTGCAAGGATTCAAAAGCAAGCCGATGATGAGTTTATAAAAAAACAATTACTTCAAATTCGAGATCAGATAGCAAATTACGAAATATTGATGCGCGAAACAACTGATACATCTAAATTAATAAATTATTATGCAGAAATAATAAGGCTAAGAAAAGCACAAATTCAACTTGATAATTCATTGACTAATAATGAGAAAATATTAAGGCAAGAACAGTTAAATGATGAATTAGAAAAGTATAAAAAAACTTTTGAAAAAAGAACTGATTTAGATATTAAAGAAGCAACAAAAGCAGGTGATGGCTATGTCAACATTTGGATTGATAGAATAAACCGAGTTAAAAAACTTCAAGCCGATGCTGCAAAGTATCAAGAGGAACAAGCTAAGATGTGGACTTCCTTTGCCATCGACCAAGCCAAAGTAGTTTCAGATACAGTGTTCACCATCAATCAAAACCGCAGAAATGCCGAAACAGAGCAACTTCTTACCTCCCTTAATGAACAACGCGATGCCGAGTTAAGCAATAAAAACTTAACCGATGCTCAAAGATTACAGATTGAGAAACGTTACCAAGAACAAGAACGTAGATTAAAACAACAAGCATTTGAAGCGGATAGGGCCGCAGCGATTGCGCAAGCGATAATTAACGGAGCATTGGCAGTAAGCAAAACATTAGCAGTTTACGGGTGGACACCTGCGGCAGCCCCTGGAATTATTGCAGCGACTGTAGCCACCGCCGCACAAATAGCAGTTATTCAATCAACACCTATTCCGCAGTTTGCTGATGGAACTGAGTTTTTAGTTGGCAAAGGTACGGGCCGCAGCGATTCAAACTTAGCTTACTTATCACATGGCGAACGTGTTGTTCCTGCCGGCATTAACTCCGATTACTTTCCTGCATTGAGCGCAATACAAAACCGAGATGTTGAGCCAACATTTGCAAACAACATCTTAACCGCACTTGCAAACGGAACATTTGATTTAGCAGCGCAGTTTCAAGGCAAGCAACAACAAGCCGATCAAGGTTTCGACTACGATAAGTTAGGCAAAGTATTAGCACGTAATAAATCGAGCGTTAACATTCAAATGGATGAGGCTGGATACACTAAGTACCTCATCAAAGAAAATAGCAAAGTTGAATTTAGAAACACCAAACTAAGACTTAAAAACTAATGGAGTGGCAATGGACATTTATTGAGGCAGATACTACTACAACAGTAGTTGATGAGCCAGTTGGATGGGATGGCGTGTCGTTTTCACTTAACCGCGACATGGTTAATCATGGTATATTCTCAACAGTTGATACGGGTAGTTTTCAATGGGTAGATAGTGCGTTTACGATGTTATTAACTGAATACACTACTAATGGCGCAAACGGGCAAATGGAGTTGTTAATAGAATATAAATGTGAGGGCGAAACAACATACACCGAATACTTTAGAGGGGCATTTGATTTCAATACCTTTGAACGCATTTGTGATGACTTTTGCTATATAAAATGCACCATAACCGCAGCAAAATGTACTGATATATTTATGTCACGTATGGGGCAAGATGTCGATGTCGAAGCAACAACTAACTTTGACAATGATGCGATTACTCCGATGACTTTAAGGCAGCTAAACATTGAGGGGCAAGATATATTTTTGCAGAATAGGGCTTTTAATGATGGGACAAATAGCGGTAATGCACAAGTCTTTCCAACGGGTGCGAGTGCATTTTATTACATAAACTTTTGCATGCAAGTTCCAGAGCGAAATTCGCAAGAAATAGGAGAGTTTAATGTAAACGGAATAACATTAATACCGACAACAAGCGGAAACGTATCAATTTCATCGGCGTTTGCAACAAACCCGTCAGGCTCATTTAGTTCATTTGGTAGATTTTTGACTATTTGGCAACGAACTTCAGACCCTTTAAATTGCATTGATAATGATGCAACTATTGATATAATTTGCAAAGGGACTTTTAATGTAGAGTTTACTAATTTTGATGGTGAAATAATACCAACATTAAAACTATTTAAATACAATAGCATAACTGGAACACTTGTGCAACTTGATACTAATAGTATTGGAATTATTGCTTGCACTTCAGGAATACCTGAATCATTAGCATTTAATAAAACATATTTCAGCACTCCAAATTATCAAGATTCAGATTATTTATTTTACTGCTTTGAATGTTTTGTTGAGCGTTTAGTATGGGATGGGTTTAGCACCCGTGAGGTAAATATTAATATTGACTACGATAACACATCTAAAATAGAGATGTCGCTTAACTCCGAATGCGACCCCACAATTTGCACATCTGTTTACTTACCCGAATTATTAGAATTTTTATCAACTGCTTACATGCCAAGTGGCTGCCCATCATTAGAAGTTGAGTCAAGTTTAAAGGCTTGTTTGGACTTCTACCAAATAACCAAAGGCTCATTTATACGCAATGTTGTTGAGCCAAGCGCACCCAAACTATTTGTAAACTTTGAATATTTAATTGACCAGTGCCGCAAAATATTTAACATTGGATGGGGATTTGACAATAACGAAACTGAGTTAAAAGTTGCAAGCATTGATTATTTTTATAATTCAAACGTAGTTGTCGATGTTGGATTAGTTGACAAAGCTACGTTCACAACCGCAAAGGATTTGATTTACGGAACGGTTACTGTTGGATATAACAAATGGGAGGCTGAAGAATATAACGGGCTTGATGAAACAAATACGCAAAGGCAATATCGTAGAAACATAGACTCAAACCCTACTGAATTAGACTTGATGTCCGATTTGATTGCAGCAGGTTATACGATTGAAATAACTCGCAGGAAATCACAAGCAAAAACGGGAACAAGCGATTGGCGTTATGATGATGACTTGTTTATTATCAATGCAATAGTGGAAGATGATATCCTTTATGCTTATCGAGGCACAACAGACCCCGCTAACTTATACTCACCATCAACAAGAATGAATTTAAGATTAACTCCATTACGTAATTTAATGCGTTGGTTTAAATCAATAGCAGCTCCAACACCAACGATAACAAATGAGGCGTTAAAGTTTACAAGCGGAACGGGTAACTATATTGCAGAGTCAAGATTTGCCGACCAGTGTTTTATTGAAACGGGAGTCGTAACTGAAAATCAAACGGTAATTAGCACCGATGTTGTTGCACCAACACCAATATGGCAAGCGATTTATGCAACATTTAGCGCACCGTTAACGATGGCTCAATTTGAGTTAATCAAAGCCGATGTTTATGGGGCTATTCGTTTCCGTTGTTTTAGTGATACCTATTTAGGCAACATTGTTGAAATGAGCCACGATCCAAATGTGGGATTAGCAGAATTTAAACTTTTAATTAGAAAATAATGGTAGTATTAAACGCAGATAATAGTTTTGTAACATTTTACAACCTATCCAATGACCAAGGGACGGATTACTTTATAACCGACACCGAATGCGGCATTCAAAAAGACTTTTGCTATCCTATTTATGATGAAAAGGACTTGTTATTTCAAACAAATATAATTTCAAGCGAAGTATTAACTGCCGACAATATTGATGTTCAAAGAATACCACCAAGCGGAACGGGAATAACATTAACTGGCGTAGCATTGCAAATCAATCAAGTTGGTTTATTTCAAGGCACTACCCCAATATACAATGTTTATTTTTCATTTTTTAGCAGTGATTTAACTGAAAATGTAGATGAGGGCGATTGCTTTAGAATAGGTATTATTGCAGGAGGTGTTATTGATTTAGCATATTTTGTATCAAACCAATGCTTTAAAAAAGTTAATGACAAATGTTTGACATCAAAATTAAGATATACAAACACTGACAATGCGTTTGGATTTTATTATGATTTAGGAAGCGGGCAACCAAATGCAATTCGTTTGCCTATCTATTTTAAAGAGCCGATTGTTAGCAGCGATAAAAACATTTATGTTCGCTCAGATGGCAGCCGCAAACTATTATCAGCACGTTTAAGCAAGCAGTTCAAAGGCTACATTGATGCAGTTGGTGAAGATGTCCACCAAAAATTAGTTGTTGCTTTAAACCATGATGATGTGAGGTTTGTTCCTGAAGAATACCCAAATATAAACGGGTTTAAATGCACGTTCGAGGATGAATACAACAACGAATTTCCAACAATTATGCAAAATGTATCTATTTGGCCCGCAGATTTTACTATCTTTGAAACGCCATTTAATAACTTTAATTCTAACTGTGGATGATAGGAATACTTTTAATAGCAATAGGCCATAAAAACTACGGTTGCATGGCTGCCAACCTTGCAATGTCATTACGTGCAAACGGTTGCGAGTTGCCAATAACATTGGTTACTCAACTTGAAACAATCACACGTTTAGATGACGATTACCGTAATTTGTTTACCGAAATTAAATACATTGAGCCACATTGCTATACACTTGGCGATAACTCAACGTGTTTCATAAAGGCCAAAGCTCACATGGATGAGTTAACACCGTATGATTACACCTTGTTTATTGATGCCGATGTAATTATGATTAACAATGGTAAGATTAATGAAGTTATTTCGCAACTTAGTGGTGTTGATTTTGCCATCAAAAACAGTGGATTCACACCTTACGACTCCGAAAAAATCACACCCGATGCAAAACAATGGGCTAATTTATTAGAAGTAAAAGAGGCATTTAACTTTACCAACGAAAAGATTTGGAATGTTCACAGTGAGTTTATATGGTGGAAAAAGGGCCATCCCGTATTTGCTAAATGGGTAGAAAACTTTGAAAACATTAGAGTAAAAAACATTGAGTTTGCAGGTTGCATTCCCGATGAATTACCGCTTTGGATTTCAATGTGCCAGTTAGGTGTTGACTGTCATCAAGAAATGTTTCACCCTACTTTCTGGCCGATGGACTCAACTAAAACATTGCGATTAAAAGATTTAAAAGATGACTATTGTGGTGTTTCCATTGGAGGCAACAGAATAAGTGAAGTTCAATTAACAACTTATAACAACCTTGTGCAGATTCACGCAATGCGAATGAACATGCGATATAAATTTTTACAACAGCCCAAAAGAAGATGGGCACCAGAACGCCATACTTACTAATGGAAACCGAAAATAAATACTATCGCATTGATGCTGCAAGTATTGAAGCAATCGCAAAGCACCCTCACAGAGAGGGCGAAGAATACGAAAACTTTAGATACTATTCCGATGCCGAATACCCGCGCAAACTTATTGATGAAATAAGACCAGGTGAAAATCCCGAAGTTAAAGAATACCGCAAAAAAACATATCAAGCAGTGTTTGCTGAGGTGTTTGATCGTGTATTAAATGCTTTAAATAAGATACAAAGGTCTGATGGGTATTATTTAAAATTCCCTAAAGAAGTGCCATCAAAGATAGCCAAAGGTGAGGACTTGGAAAGTTACTTAACTTATAACTTTACCGCTTCAAATTCGTTAATGAATTGGGCTTTTCAAGTTGGTTTGAAGCAATATATTATTGATGCCAATGGCGTTATTATATTGTGGGCAGAAGAAACCGCAGCAACGGAGTATAAGAAACCTAAACCTTTTGTAATCAATAGTGATAGAATTGTTTATTCATTTCAAGGAAAATCAGTTGTTTATACTGATGAATACGATAAAGATTTATTCTACTCAATTGACGATTTCGCATGGTCAAAGTGGCGCAAAAAGAAACGTGGTCAAGGCTATGAATTAGTTGAACAAACTGAGCATGGCTTAGGTATATTCCCAGGCTTTACGATTGGAGGTGTTGTTGAGTCCGAAGATGAGTTAGGGCGCGAATATCAAAGCCGATTCCAAGCAATGTTGCCTTGGTTAAATGTTGCAACAGTCGAATTTTCAGACCTTAGAGCCGAGATAACTCAACACATATTTTCAACCGTTTGGATTTATCAAGATGAGCAATGCCCTGCGTGTAATGGTGTTGGATATTTAATTAAAGAAAACGAGAAAGTACCTTGCACGAATAGCAAGTGTAAAGGCGGACAGATACCGAAAAGCCCTTATGAAACATTAAGAGTAAGACCCGCGAAAACATCAATGGGTGAAGTTCCAGCACCAACACCACCGATGGGATATGTTCAAAAGCAAACTGAAATAGCCGAGTTGCAAGATAGGCGTATTAACGAAATGCGTTACCGTTCACTTGCTGCGGTTAATATGCAGTTCTTAGAGGTTGCACCCGTTGCTCAAAGTGGTGTTGCCAAGGCATACGATAGAGATGAAACTAACAATACTTTCTATGGTGTTGCAGTTGATATGGGAACGATTATGACTAACATTGCTTACCTATGTGCAAAGTGGAGATATAACTTACTTTATCCAAATGATGCCGATATTCGTGCAATGGTGCCGATTATGATAGTGCCAAACACATTTGATATTATCGGCTCTCAGTTAATCGTTGAAGAAATCAAAGCTGCAAAGGATAGCACGTTAAACGATGCGGTGCTTTCTGAAATGGAATTGGAATACATAAACAAACGATTCCCGAACGATGTCGGATTGCAAAACAGAATGAAAGATGCGTTTAGTTTAGACCCTGCAAGCGGCAAAACGGATGATGAGAAAGCATTGTTAGTTAGCAACCGAATGATGAGCAAACAAGATGCGGTTATTAGTACGTATATCTTTGATTTCGTTGAACGTGCTTATGCTGAAAATGCTAACTTTAATGAGTTGACTAAGGCGCAAAAGCAAGTGATATTAGCGAAATATGCGGATGAGAAATTGAAAGATATTAGCGTTAAAGATAAATTAGCAACTGTTATACTTGGCCCAAGCGAATAAAGAAATACAAGCGACATTAAAAGCCATTGACGATGGTTTGATTACTTGGGATGAGGCAATGCCAAAGATTCAAGAACAGATTTATCGTAGGCTATTAATATTTCAAAAGGAGTTAATAATCCAAGGCGATACCATCACCAATTCGGTTAAGAATATCAAACTGTTATCGGATTTAAAGTCGGATTTAGAAAGCATTATTCTTGATAATTCTGATTACTTGGAAAGCGTTACCAAGTTTGCAAAGTTGTATGATAAGGTTAGCGAATTGAACTATGCTTATTTTAAAGCATTGGAAAAGAAATTCAAACCGCCCAAAGTTATGGAAGCGGTAAAGAAGCAATCAATATCAATTGTATTGGATTCGTTAACCGAAGCAGGAATGAACACTAACCTGATTAATCCAGTACGTGAAATGATTAACACCTACGTTACTACGGGCGGCAGCTATTCGCAATTAAGCAAAGAATTAAACAACTATATTAATGGCACACCAACGATTGATGGCGCATTGGTAAAGTACACAAAATTAGTTACCACCGATGCAATTAATCAATATACTGCAACAGTCAATCAAGTTGTTAGTGCTGATTTAGGGTGGGAGTGGTTTCGTTATGTAGGCAGCAACATAAAGACAACACGAACGTTCTGCAAAGCATTAACACAAAAGCAATATTACCACCGTTCTGAGTTACCAAAGATTATCAAAGGAAACTTTGCCGAGTTTAAAGAAATGAAAGGGCAAATTTATGATAAGACTGGCTTGCCACAAGGTATGATTGAGGACACGAATGTTTCTAACTTCCAAACTTATCGAGGTGGTTATAATTGTGGACATCAAGCATATCCAATACCGAATTATCTTGTTCCTAAAAATATTATTAGTACATTTACAACCAAATAAAACCCAATAAAAACATGGAAAACAATCCGACAAAACAATCAACCGAAACGAATGCTCCGACATTCAAATTATTAAAGATTACAAATGCACATGGAGTGGTAAACTACATTCCCGATAATCGCATGAACAGAAACCATCATGAAACTTTTAAGAAAGCGTTATCAAAAGAAAAGCGTGAAAAGTATCTGATTGAAGAAGTTATCTTAGATGTTAACGAAGCATCTGATTTAGGTGTGGCCGAGGCTTATTACATTCTAAATCCACCCGCTAAGAAGCAAGTTGCAAACCAAAGCGGAACAAGCGATGCAGTCGTTAAAATGCTTATGGAGCAAAACCAAATGTTAATGGAACGATTGGCAGTTATTGAGTCACAAACACCTAAAACCCCTAAAAAATAATGGCAAAGTCATATCCAAAACCAAAAGGCGGCTGCAAAGGCTGCGGCAAATAATTACTAACCAAAATAAATAAAACAACATGGCAATATTAGCTGACACAATAAAGAAGTTACTTACTAAGGCGGGTTTTGATTTAAACTCCGAAACTTACAGACAATTAATAGGCATCAAAGAACTTGTTGCTGAAATTCCTGATGAGGTGGACCAGTCACTTACATCATTAATGGGATTGACTGAAGCTAAAAACAACATTGATATTAAAAAACATTTCAAAGCTGAGGCACTTGATCCGTTTAATAACAAAGTTGGTGGATGGCTAAAAGAATACGGAGTTGATGATGATACGATTAAATCAATCTCAGAAGACCCAAACACCTATAATAAGATTGAAACCGCAATTAAAAAGATTGCTGAGTTAAAATCTAAGGGTGGCGAAAACAAAGGAGATAAAGCCGAACTTGAACGCAAAATAAACGAACTAAGCGCAGCATTGTCTAAGGCGGCAACAGATGCAGCAACTGATAAGGCAAACGCGGTGGCTCAGTTGGTTGCTCAATATGACGGCGAGTTTACTGAAATGGAAATTAATCGTATTTTAGGAAGTAAACCATTGCCAGGGCAATTCGGAATTGATGTTGAAACAAAGATTGCACGTGAGTTTTTGAATAAAAAACTTGCTGAAAAAAATGCCACAATAAAAAAAATTGATGGAAAATTAAAAATAGTTGCAAAAGATGATAATAAAATGCTTATCTTTGACAACGGAAAGGAACTCGACCTTGACACTCTCACAGATATGGCCTTGGCCGACAACAAGTTTTTGAAAGTAAGTGGTAATGGAGGCGGACAGCCACCATCACCGACACCGAGTCCACAAGGCTCACCCAAACAGTCTGCCGCGGCAGCCGATGCACTTAGCGAATTAGATATCGCATTGCAAGGTTTCGTGCAGAAATAAACACTACACTATCATGGCATTAGGTTATTGCCCCGCGATGTTACAACACATGAAATATGTGATTGGACAAAACGCACCGGAACATAAGATTACTCCTTCGGGATTTTTACGCGCAACTTTGGAGAAAGGCGCACAAGCAACACCAATCGCTGATTCTTTAGCACTTGCAAATACTGCGGGTCATATTAAAGATTTGCGTTTGAAATACTACCAACGTACTACACCAGCGCAAATGGCTACTGCTGATAATTGCGATATTGATTTAGTACAAGCGTATGATGAAATCACTATTGATACTACTTCAATCGTGAAATTCGGATTACATTTCGACCAAGCTACCATCGCACGTTACTGTGATGAGGCTTCTGCAACCGTTTCAATCGGTGGCGCACCTACAAGATTCATGCAAGAACATTTAGCAGGCTTAATGGCTGCAATGAATGGATTTGTTGGTAAAATCGACCAAACATTGTTAGGTCAAATCGTTTGGGGTAAGAACGCAGTAACGGGTGCAAACACCGCAGTAACTGTGAACTTTAACGATGATTCAACTGTAAACAACTTTTCAGAAGGTTGGACAAAGATTATGACTGACTATCGTTTTAACGAAGGTCAAGGTACTCCAATTGTAGTTGGTAGCGGATTAGTTGACTCAGCAGCAGTGCAAGCAATGATTCCTGCAATGACTCAATATGCACAGTTGAACAACAACGCAGCTATGGGTCAAATGGATTACTACCATGACATCTACATGAAAGATGCAGTAGGTACAAATCAATTCGGTGTATTCCAACCTGGAACTTTTGGACTTGTTGAACTTGATCGTTACAGAGGCTTTAGAGCTCAGCAATTAGGTTTATCAACTTTCTGGAACATGGCAGTTCCGTTTAACCTACCTGGTAGCGATGGCTTACTTGGAATGTTAAACATCGACTTCCAATTAAGAGAACTTGATTGCCCTACTGAAACAACTGTTGGTTATGAAGAAACTACACTTGGCGCAGGTTATTCATTAATCATGTCTAAGAGATTTGCTTTATGGCAAGTACCTAACGATGCTTACTTAGCAGCGGACAGATTAACTGGAAACAACGGTGCATTACGTTACACAGCAACTAACACTTAATAGATGAGTTGCTTTGATGGATTAATTAAACTTAACGGTTGCTCCATTACAGAGGTGCCGCAGGCTGTTTATTCTTTGAACAGCCTGCCCGGCATTTCTTTAAAATCCTTTGAGCAAGTTGCCAATAGTGAGCAACAAAACTACATTGGATTGTGGGATGCAATTAATGAACGTGCTGAGGCCCGTTTAAAAAATCAAATTATAAGCTACATGTCCACGCGCTACGACATTAAAAGAGTGCGAAGAACCGTTGATATTTTTGGAAGTGATACTGTTGCAGTAAGTGATGATAAGTTCAAAGGAATTATAATTAATTCGGGCTATTCGCTTGTTGAAAATTGGAAAATATCGCCATTGCAATCAACCTCAATTGATAAAATTAGATTCTACAAATCAAGCACAACAACTGCAACGAGCATTGATGTGTTGTTTTTCAATTATATAAGTAAGGAAATACTATTCACTAAGACCTTAACGGTGGCTAATTTAGTCCAAGGTTGGAATGAAATCGATATATTATTAAAGTTTGATTGCGCTGTTTTAGGGATTGGTTTCTTAGATACCAATATTAACGGTGTGACTTACTCAACAAACGATGCAAACGGTTATTTTAGTTCGTGTTTTGATTATTGCTATGGCTTAGACTATGGCAACTGCGGACAAATTAACGGTTTTATTAGCAGCACAAGCGCAATTGGTGGCAATTTAGCCAACAATACTACTGTAAATTCACTGCAGGCAGTTGTAACATTAGGTTGTGAGTATGATAGCGCAGTTTGTGCTAATCGTTTATTATTTGCCGAAGCGTTTTGGTATGCTTTGGGCATTGAGTTAATGACTGAGCGCATGTTTTCTGAGCGAATTAATTTCTATACTTCAGTTAAACGTGAAGAAGCGAAAGAGTTAATCGATTTGTATAACGTGCGATATGAAGAAGCATTAAAAAACGCTTTGGGCGGTTTAAAATTTGAGTGCGATGCATGTTTGGAGTGCAATAGTCAAGTACAAGTTTTTACTCAGTTACCGTAATGGAAATAAGCTCAAACATACCATTCGTTGTTGGCAACATACTTGCTAAGTTTAGGGAGTTAGGAAATCCCGAAACTGTTTCAAGGGCTGCGGCAGTTGCTGTATTGCCTGAATTTCGCAATCGTATTCATGTTGAGGGCAAAAAATCAGATGGTAGTGCTATTGGCACATACTCGAATAGTTACTTAAAGTTAAGACAACGCCCACCATATAACCGTACAAGTGACCCCGATGTAATTGCATCGCTCACAAGACAGTTGGAGAATGGTTATGTTTTAAAAGCAACCGAAAACGCATACACTATTGGCAATGCAAGCCCGTACAATGATGAGAAAGTTAAACATTTAACCGAGCAATACGGAGAGATATTCCAATTAACGCAAGGTGAGAAAGATTTAACCCAATTAGTAGCCCAAAACACTGCAATAGCATTAATGAACGCATGAATTTAAAAGCAGTCATATCAGAAGTTGATAACGCCATTTTAAGCGCGTTTCCATTTGCACCTAACAAGGCATTTGGATTGGCTGAGTTTTATTACGATGGCGATAAACGTTATCCTGGCATTGTGCAAACCAATGGCGAGGTAAAAAATTGTTTTTTAGAGGATCAATATAAAATTAGTTGGTATCATCGCAGCGAATCATCAAGACTTGTTGTAATTGAAAATAACTTTGGCGATAAATTAGATAAGGTTGAGGAAACTATACCCGTACAATTAATAATTTACGCAAATAGAGCGCAAACAAAGCAGTCATCACAGACTATTAAGGATATATTTGTTTCAAAAATTCCCAGTGTATTAAGTAAGTTGGTGTGTGAGAGCATTGACATATTTGATTGCACATTCGAGGTAACGGAAACTGAAATGAATTCGTCTTTAATTTTTCGTGAGGAATGTAGCGTTCCCGATGTGAGAGTCGGTTTAGAGCATGCACTAATAGCAGTGCGATACGAAATCAAACAAACATTTCGCAGATCATGCACAGTGATTTGCGAGTGCTAAAAATTAAAAATCATGGCATATTATCCATCGGGTTGTGATGAAAACATTACAAACCATACATGTGGCACATGTGGCGTTGAGTTATCTCGCGTACGTGGCACCGCATTCGTAAATAAAAGCTATTACGCCACCCTATCAGCCGACTTTGAAGATGAGGCTTTATGGGCTGCGGGCGTAGCATCGGGTGCAATCATTGTTTATCCTGAAACACAAGGCGAATTTGATGGCGGAACTCCAAACATGGGACAAGGTTATGGCGACACTGAAGAAAGTTTAAACTCTTATACTTTCATGTTATCGTTCAAAGACCCTAACTATGTAGGAAACCGCGACCATTTCAATAGCGTTAAAGGGTCAAGAAACTTTCACGTTGCATTTAGAAGTGAAACAGTGTTGGCCATCAGTGATGAGCCTTGCACAATCGTACCTAAGAACCCAATCGCAAACGATTTAAAAGTTGAGCGCACTTGGGATGTTGAGGTTAAATGGACAAGCGATAACTTCCCTGAAGAGTCGGCTATTCCTGCTAACTTATTTACTTGTTACGTAGTTTAATCATTGGCGGTCATGGCCCGTAAGCCAGCCGCCTTTAATACTTTTAATTTATGAGTTTCTACCCATCAAATTGTAATGTAATTGAAAGTCATTTGGCTTGTGGATGCGGTATTGAACTTGCCCGCGTTCGTTCGGTTGCATTGATACATAAATCGTTTTACAATCAATTAGCAACAGACTTTGAAAATCCTTTGTTTTGGCAAACGGGCATAACTGGAGGCTTTATAATTGTATTGCCGCAAACACAAGGCGAATACAACGGAGGCAGCCCAATAACTTCACGCGGCTTTGGTTGGAGTGAAGAAACATTGATGGCCTATGGCTTTGAGGTTAACTATAAAGACCCTGATTATGTAGGTAACTTACCACATTATAATTCAATAACGGGTTCACGTAACTTTTATATTGCATTTTGCTCAGAAACAATAATGCGAATATCGCAAAGACCTGGCACATTAATAGCAAGTAATCCCGTTGCAAATTCGTTAAAAGATGAGGTAAACTTTATGTTGAATTATAAGTGGACACATGATAAGATGCCATTGGAATTTGACATTCCAGATGGTGTATTTGTTTGCGCCCCATCAGTTGTTTACGGTGCAAGTTTTGACAATAGTTTTGATGACTCATTTGATATACCTTAGATATGGCACAAAAGAATAGGGCTAACATGCTCACAGATATTGTAAATAATATCTTTAACAATATTGTAAACTACATTACGGGCCAAAACGCGCAGGATAGGTTTGTAAACTTACTTGATTCAAGCCCGAATATATTATCCGACAAAGACCAAGCGGATGGGTATGTGGGATTAGGGCCAACTTCTCAAATGTTTTCATCTTACTACAATGAAAATATCTCACGATCCGATTTAATTACTTTACTTGGTGCAAACTTAGCGGTTGGATTTAAGTTTTACCAAGTTAATGATGCCGTTGGAAGCACAAGAATATTGTTGGTTATGGCCGATAGCAATATTACATTATACCCAATAGGCACCGATTTGGCAACGGGTGAGCAAGGGACTTACGATATTACAACGGATGTGTTTACACCTATAGTAGTTAGTGGCACACCCGACCTGCAACAAGTAACAACTGCGGGTTCTACAACATCAGTTGGTATAACAGTTGACAATGGAGCAGGAGAAAGTATAGATGTTAAGCACGATTTAATAAACATTGCTAATGCTTTAGGTACTGCAACAATAACATCGCCAAACCTTACAACTTCAACAACCTTTGAAATACCAAACAAATCAGGAGGCACAGAAACCTTTGCGATGTTGAGTGATGTAACTGGTGGCGGTGTTGCGTCAGTTAGCTCAGGCACAAACATCAATGTTGACAATACTGACCCTGCCAACCCTATCATTAACTCATTATCGGATAGGTATAAGACATCATCGTTAACAAGTAACACAATAGGCAATGGTAGCAAAACATTCACAGTTGATGCTAACTTGTCTTACATTCCATTGCAAGAGGTGTTGATAGTTAATAGTCCAAGCAACCACATGCACGGAGAGGTTACAAGTTATTCAGGCACAACGCTGATTGTTGATGTTAATCATCATACTGGTAGTGGCACTTTTGCTTCTTGGGTTATAAATTTAGATGGCATTCCTATTGATGCTATTACAGGCAGTGGAACTGCTAACGAAATAGCTTACTTTACAAGCGGTCAAGTGATAGGGTCATTGGCAACTTCTACTTATCCAAGTTTGACGGAATTAGCATTGGTTAAAGGTGTTACAGGTAGTGACATTCAAACGCAAATCAATGGTAAGATGACCAACCCAATGACAACGGGTGGTGATATTATTTACGGTGGGGGTTCGGGTGTTCCGACAAGATTAGCCAATGGAACAGCAGGGCAGATTTTGCAAAGCAATGGAACAACACTTGCTCCAAGTTGGGTTGCTGCTCCGAGCATAACAAACACCCAAACATTAACTTGCATTGGACTTGTATTAACAACAGTTACCGATGCTGTTAACTATCATATCGGGACAATTGCAGCAGCCCCATCAAGTGTTGATGCAAGGAGGGCTTTTAAACCAACTGCTAATTGCACAGTAACCGCAGCATCATTCACATTGGAGCAAGTAAACAATGGGAGTAACGAAACCGTATCTGTTTACCTTAGAAACGTAACCGATGCCACAGAAACATTGATTGGAACATTTACATCTGATTTTGGGGCATCAACTACTTTAAAAACATTGTTTAGTGGGCTTTCAATTTCACTTGTAACAACTAAGGATTATACCATAAGAATAACAACTCCAACATTTGCAACAAACCCATCAAGTTGGATTCCATCATTAACTTTACAAATGACTTTATAATGACTATAACATTTAAACAACAAGGCAACGGTGTTAAATCATGGATAGTTGATGGGCAGTTGACTTATGATAGTCCCACCAACACATATCATAATAATATGCTGCAAGGATATTTAGATGAGTTGAATTACTTATCTATTGGTGAGGTTGTAATGTGGGTTAACGATACCAAATACGGGGCAGAGGCACAATCGTTAATCAATTGGTGGATTCCCACTTGCAAGTTAGTTGCCGAATATGTAGATTTACACCCTAACGAAGAAACATCAGAAGAATTTATACTAACAATACCAACATTAACTTTATGATGCCATCACACGAACATAGCAACGATATACCGACATTAATTATGATATTTATAGTGCAAATTGGTGTTTGGATAACAGAACACTTTGCTCATATTACTTTTGATGGAGTTTATCAAGTGTTATTTGACATCGCAAAATTAGCGGCATTGATAGCTTCTATTTGGGCTTCGTATAGAGTAGGTAAAAAAAATAAAGAATGAAAGAGATAGTATTATTAATTGGACTGGCTTCGATTATTGCCTTTAGCGTTATTTATTGGTTTTGGTTTTCAAATAATGAGTATAAAAAATTGATTGGCAAAATAAGAAATATGCCTTTAGTGGCTGCTATTATTGCAATATTTTGGGCAAATGATAAGGATAATAATAATAGTGCTGCTTCTTAGCAGTTGCGCCCATCAGAAAGAAGTTAAACGGTTTAAAAATACAGTGAAATGTCAACACTAAAAGAAAGGTTTACGGCACCAGATGACCCGAAATTAAAGAAGATTGCGGATTACTTGATTTATGTTTTGCTGCCTTTTATTCAAACATCATTAGCACTTGCAGAAAGTCAAGGATTGATAACAACCAAGCAAGCGTTTTGGGGCGGATTGGCTGCTACATTCTTGCTGATTAATACAAAGTTTCTGACTAAGTTCAGTAGCGATATAGACGAGGCTTAACACATTGAGCATATCAATGATGATGGACTTGTTCCGTAATAGTGGATAGAATCGCTATTGAAAAAGCCTCACTATTCGTTAGTGGGGCTTTGTTGTTTTATCATGTGCAGTATCTTGTGCAATATCATGTGCAGTGTCATGTGCGGTAAACAATACAGCCCTCACATCTCTGCAAGGGCTGTAACCTAAACTAATTAACCTATGAAAACGCCACAAATATAATAATTATCATTTAACCATCGTAAAATAAACCACAACCGCAGTAAATCCAACCGCAGCACCGACTAATACTTTATTGAAGAACTTTGCTACTTTTGCTTTGCGTTCGGCTTTCTTCAACTTTTTATCCGTTGCTTCAATAACCTTATTTTGCGCACCAACTTGCACGTTCAACTCAATTATTACACTATCCTTAACCAAACTTATAGAATCCGTTACCAATAACTTATCAAATAACACTGCATAACTGCTATCCTTAACATCCATTATCTCGGTATAATAAGTAACAGTTGAATCAATGTAAGGCTCACAGTCTTTTGGTGCGTTTTCTCGCAGTCTTTTAATCAAACCTAAGTTAGTATAGGTTAATTGCTTTTCGTGCGCTCTTACATCACGTAATTGATTATCCTTTTCAAGTAACCTGCTTTGCAATCTGCTTACTTCGGTCATATAAACTGCCGCAGCGTTGCCCGCTTGTTTGGCTTGTTGTTTCCAGATGGAGGTGGAATCGGTGGTGGTGGGTTGTGGGTGTGGGGTGCAATAATGCAAACCTATTGATAGCAGTAGGCAAGTTATGCCAAATGTGATGGCGAGGTGTTTTGTTGCGTTCATGTTAGAATTGTTTAGGGTATGTTAATATGATAGCCGAACCCATTAAAAATATTGCAGCACAAAAAAACCTTGACGATTCAGCCCATAGTTTTATATTAAAGGTTGTTGCGTAAAAAGCAAAGCAAAGAAATGTTATTAAACATAATACAAATGCTTGAAATAATCTTTCGGGTAGGTAATTCATAGTTTATGTGTTAAGGTGGGTTAATACTTCGTTCCAATACTGTTCACCGCTTATATTTTCGTAATGTGGCAAATTCCATCCCATTTTTAATATTTCTTCAACTGCAATTCTAACACACTCATTAGCAGCACTTGCACTTGTAACAGTATCGGATTTAAACTCTTTTGAAGTTATTGTATTGAACTTATAAAACAGTTCTTGATATTTTTCTTTAGGTGTCATTTCAATGTTATTTTAAGGGGTTGGTTAGTTATTGCTAATATAAGCATTTGGAGGTGGTGTAGGGTGTGAAATCTCATTGCAGGCAATGCTCTATAAGGGTCAATAATAAACCAACCGCCAATATCGTTGTTAATTTCTAAACCATTGTAAGAAAACCAACTAAAATCACCTATACCATCGGCTGAATCTGTTTGCTTTTCAAACCCACACCACTCCACCAATATCCTTTCGGTGAGAGGTATGCCTCTGTGCCATTTATTAAAATCGGTGTTATCTTCAACGCAGTTGCGAATATCCTGCCAATCCATTACAGTAGGCAGCCATTCGTTAGTTTCTTCAATGTAGTATTCCAATACTGATTGTGATTCTATAAGTTCGTGTGGTTGTATCATTTCTTATCATTATTAAAGTGTTCTAAATTCTTTTCTCTTTGATTCATTATTAGCCCCATTTTTTGAGTTTCAAATATCCCAATAATTTCATGGTAGGTACATAAATAATCACCTTCATTTGCTATTGCAATTGAGGCGCAATTTTCAAACACTTCAATAGTAATCGTAAACAATTTCTTATGCTTGTTTGGGTCAAATAGTTTGTTTTCCATAGTTTAATAAATAATTTCTAAGTGAACATTCGGGTCTATTGTGGTGGCGGAGGGGTGCATAGGGCAAATTTAGTTAAATGATGGTTAACTTAAAAGGTTCTTTACCCATAACTTCCAACAATCGTTTTAATGTAGGTGTTGACCTTAATAGTTCAACAATGCCATCTCCATTAATATCGCCATAGCCATTTCCAACGCCAATACAGCCGAGCAAATCGGGTTTGCGTGTCTTTGGGTTAGGACTGCCAACAAAGTTCGCCTGATGCACTAAAATAAAGTCACGATTTGGCACGTTTAAAATGTGGTAGTGGCGTGGGTACTTTTTAGATTCACGATAAACAACATCGTAAACTCCTTTAGGTATGCAACTAATTTGCTTTTGATTGCCTAAATTTGGCAGTTCGATTGTATCGCAGGCAAATATCATATTGCCATTTTCGTAACTTATCCACTTGCCCAGTGTTTGATTGCTTTGTGGTATTCGGGTTATAATTGCTGATTTCATTTTTTATTTGGGGTTAAAGGTTTGATTAAAATAGGCTTGTCCATCTTCAAATTCTGCACCATCTCCTTGTGCATCATCATATCCGCTTGAAAATCCATAATCAAAAGCATCAATTAAGGTCTGCTTCTCAATCGCCAATAGTTCGGTGTTGATGATAGAGATAATTTCTAACAATTCATTATATCTTCCATAAACAACATTGCTAATTGCGGAGTGTTGTTTTATTTTATCTGCTTTCGCTTGCAACCTATTTCTTAGTTGCTGCATTGCTGTTTTATTCATATTTCTGACATTATTAATAGTTCATTACTACCTATCGCCTCTGCAACTTTCTTCGCTTCGGCTATTTTTAACTTTCTTTTCATTTCTCTAATTTCAGTATCGCCTTTATTCGACTGCTCATGTTCAACCAATTTTCTTATGGCATTGTTTAAAAATGAATAAGTTGAATCTAAAGGGGTGTTAAACTTAATTGCTATTGACCTAACTCCAATGTTGTCAACGTGGAATAGGTTGAACACATTGCGCTCAAATGAGGTTAATATGCTTGTATCTGGATTGTTCACTTTGTGATATTCTTCGGTTATTGTGTTCATAGGGTTTCGTTTTATTTGTTAAATTGTTGGATATGCGATATAATCACTCGGTTATGCGGTAGTTAGCTGCTATTTTACCGACCACTCCGAAAGTTTAGACTTGACAACTAACTTCAATTCATCAACTTTTGACAATGGACAGCGAAAGGCAACCGTTTTTGTTTCTTCGTTGTATTTAGGTTTAGCACCCGACCCTTGCCGAGTGCCTCCCCTACCAATTTTCTTTTTTTGTATATTTTTTTCCATTTTTTGCTACTCTGTAATTTCTAAAATTTGCATTTGGACTAAAAGAACCGCTTGGATAATAAAAACCTAAATATGTTTGAAGTCTTGCCATTTCATCAGTAACTATACCCGTTGATAAGCATATCTGTTGATTACCTTTGGATATTTGGCTATCAATAAATTTCTCAAACTTTTCAATTTCTTGCTCTGTAAATGTTGGTTTTGTGTACGCTTCCATTTTGTTTGTTTTTAATTACCCCACAAATATACAATGCTTATTTTGATTATGCAAACTTTTTCAAAGATATTTTTAATTTATTTTCTAAAGTGCTAACAATCAAATAGAAAAAAACAGCAGCTAACACGCAATTGGCAAAATAAAAGCCATAAAGTGTAGTGCTAACCATCAACAGTAGTGCAAGGCTTTTACTTCGCCAATCGCCACCGTTAGTGGCAAGGGCGGTTGACCGTATCACCAACATTATAGCCATTGTCAATGTCGTAAACTTCCACATACTTCAATATCTCTCCTTTATACTTTATATCATACAATGTGCTGCCATCTATTTTAATAAAATCATACTTTTTATAGATAATAGCGCCTTTGTAAATGCAATTTATATCTACTCTTTTGTCTGGTTGGGAACAAGATGTAGCCCCAGCCACTAACAGCACACTTGCAAAAGCAAAGGCTAATCGGTTAATTGAAATTTTGTGTTTCATTTGATATTTATTTTTAAGTTGAAAATTTGTAATTCTAATCCTTTGCCTTCGCAAGTCTGCAAAACGTTAAATTTTTATAAGTTTTCCATTAATTCTTACATCAAATATATTAACCTTAAACGGTATCACCTTATTTTCGGGCGCATCGGTTTCAAAGTAGGGGTTGAGTAATACGCCAATCGGGAACCAAATAGGAGCGTATTCAACTTTAGCATATTGACCGAAATCACCGCAAACAACTGCGGCAAATACATGGTGTTTAAAGGTAAGTTCAACATCTAATTTAGTGCCAACCTGCCACGTTCCAATTAGTTGCTCATTGCGTTTTCCTTTAACATAGGTGTATAGCCATATTCTTACAAAGTTAGTATTTTCGCTTCTATTATAACCCAATCTTATTGAGTTCCAATGATGCCAACCTTTGCTGAAACCGATTAACTTTTGGATGCCTTTTACTGGCTTCCAATCGCCTATTTCAAGTGAGAAAGTGAGGGTATGTGGTTTCCAAAGTAGCATTACTTCCCTGCTTTCAAAAAGAAATACACACAAGCCATTAGCGCAACAAATGGGGCTGATATGCCCAATGCTACAAAGCCGATGGTAAACATACTTTCTGACACCGATATGGCATCAATTACACTATTCCAATTAAGGACTATTCCGATACATACTATTAGGGCTATGCAGCCACAGATTAAAGGTACTGTTTGATTTGGTTTCATTTTAGTTGTTGTTTTAGATTATTTTCTTCTTTTCTTTGCCGCCCTTTGTTGGCTGCAATATGTTTGAATTGGGTGCTTGTATGGGATATAGATAGGTGAAGAATAGCCATGAAACAGTCCAGCACCGTTGCCACTTCCATAGCCAACTTGCGGCAAATCGTTTGCAATTCTGTTGTCTGATTGCGCGGACATTGCCAATGCTGCAAGTCCCATTAATCCAATAATTGATTTTCTCATTTTGTTAGTTGTTGTTTTAGATTATTACTAAATTCATTAAATGTTTGGGCCGACCTTAATTGTGTTAGTTTTGATCCGCTTCGGGGCGTTTCTGCATTCGGGTTTGGTCGGTAGCCGAATAGGAGGCGTTGGATTAGGGTTTTTATGTTAGTTGGTTTTTAAAGATTATTTTGTTTTGTTTTTTAACCTCTGATTCTGACATTAATATTATTGTCATTATTTCGCAACAGATAATTGCAATTTGTTCATTTGAAATACAAGTTTTTTTTAATTGTTTTGACAGTCTTATTAAATTAGCAACAGTTGATTTGTACTTTAAATAAGTTTGTTTTGATAAGCAATAATTATTTAATTCGTAAACAACAGAATTTACAATATTTGTAAACCTTGCTTCTTGATTATTAATAATAAACTCCAAACACTCTTCAAAAGTATAAGTACAAAATATTCCAAGTTTTTTGTTTACAGTAAAATAAATATTGTTTATTCTACTTTTTTTAGGGTTATAACCTCCAGCAACAATTTTGGGCAAATGTGGAATTATAATTTTTTCCAAAATATGTTTTGATTCTATATTGCTTAAATAAGTTGTATCCCTTTTTATCATTTCTGTTTGAATACAACTTCTCAAATATTCAGCACAAAAAACAAGTCTTAATGCATAGATACTTGTAGGCAATGCAATGTCAAAAAATCTTTTTTTGCAAATCTCACTTGTTATTCCAAATGAATGATTGCAATGGCAATCTCCGCAATATTTAATTTCGTAACTCATTATACTAAAGAATCAAATTTTTTACTTTCAATTTCTCTGATATTCTCTTTTGCATTATTGCTTTCAATAGCATTAATAACAACTGCCCTTTTTAATTCATAGTTTAAAAGGTTGTTACATTGTGCAACAAGTTTTGCTTGTGCCGATGCGGTGCTTGCATCAATTTCTCCTTTGTCTAATTTCTCCATTTGAATGCAAAGGTGTGCAAATAGTGATTTGGTGTTTACTGGTATCATAATTAATTAGTTTTTAGTTTTCGGCCACAAACATAAAACAAAAATAATTAGTAAACAATTTTATTTTTAAAAATATTATTTGTAGGTTTGCGGAAAATTAATTTATACTATGCAAGAGTTAAGAAAAAAACGCAGTGCAACAAGCCCTTACCAAAATAAACCAATCATTAGAGTTGCCAAAAAAAAACAGTCTATTTTTATTGTGTCAAAACTTCTTTTAAAACAACTTGAATTTAATCCCGATATTCACGGATTAATGTTTGGCTTTAAAGATAAGAAATTACACGTATTTAAAGAATTTAAAGAAAGCGACAATTATCATTTATCTCCAGCCGATGCAAATACTATGAGATTTAGAAGCAATGATTTATATGAGCATTTGTCTAAATTTTACAATAAACAAGATTTTACCATTTTATTACAAAACGATTTAACATTTAATATATCATGAACATAACCCAAGAACAACCCCTCATCAAGCCGACAATCAAACAATTAAAGGCTGAACACAAACGACTATTGAAGTTGGTCCAACACAACGGATCGCAACCCGCGAAATGCAACCCAATGAAAGAATGTGCTAAACATTTTGGGTACACACGCCCAGGTATTGACCGATTAATGATGGGCAAGGTCGAAAATTGGAAGCCGATACATTTTACTATTTATCAGTTCTTAAAAGCATATTTAACATAAATTAACAAATTAGTTGTAAATAATATTTTGAGGTAAGGTATTTATAGTTACATTTGTGCAACATTTAAAACGAAATAATTATGAAAACATTTACTTTTAAGCTGCTAACAACAATAAAATTTAAAAATATAACTATTGACTTGTATTCGAGTACATACGGTTATTTTGTTGAAACTTCACAAGGTTTGGTTTCTGATTATTTTAAGATTAAAAAAGAAGCTACAAATTACATTGCTAACACAAAGCGTAATATTAAAATAGAGGCAATATGAAAATAACTAACCCCACAACACCCCAATTGCAGACGAGGCTGTGCTACTTTTGCGCGAAGATGCAGACGGATTGGGGTGTTAATTTTAAAACCATAAACTATGACAACACTAACAACAACACACCGAGATGCTACTCTGCACCTCAAATCAATACGCAATGGCGTTATTGAAACAACAACTGATCCGACCGAAGCTAAACAGTTTGCAAACAAAGCTGAGGCGGTGCAATTTACTAAAGACAATAAATCACTTTTAAACTGGAAAACTTATGAAAACAATTAACATCAGAAAAACAATCGACACCATTACAACTTGGTTTAACGATGAACAAAAACAAAGAATAGAATTTGAAAGCAATGGCCAACATTTCTACTTTTGGCATGAGGGTAGAATAGCAGCATCATTTGAACGAGAAGATGCAGCCGACATACTAAAGAAATGTGATGCGCTTGTTAGTGCTGGTTTCAATGAAATGGATTTGCCGGGTAAAGACTTCATTCCTAACAATGCTTTTCTCTCAATGGTGTTGTCACAGTTTTTGCACGTGCCTAAAATAGATACAATTCATAAAGATAGTAATCATAATTAATAAATAAACAAATGCAAATCAAAGGAACAATTAGAGAAATCTACGCAGCTAACCGAGTTAGCGAAAAATTCATTAAGCGCGACTTGGTCGTAACTATTGATGGAACTTACCCTCAGTATATTAAAATGCAATGTACGCAAGATAGATGCGCTATGCTTGATAATTTTCAAGTGGGCGATACCGTTACAGTTGACATTAACATTCGCGGCAAGCAATATGATAAAAAAGATGGCAGCGGCCATGATTATTTCACAACGATTGAAGCGTGGAAGATAACTAAGGATGGAAGCGCACTAACCGCAGGCTTTGACCCTACCAAGAAATATGATGATGAATTTTAAACCTTAATAAACTAAACCAAATGAAAACAGAAAACACTCAAGTATCAATAGTGCAACAGTTGCCTATTGCAGAATTAATGAACATGGCCAAGGCATTTGCCGAAAGTGGAATGTTTGCCGACACGAAATCAGCAGCTCAGGCAATAGTCAAAATACAAGCAGGGCAAGAAATCGGAATACCTCCATTTGCTGCAATGACTGGCATACACATCATTCAAGGAAAGCCGACAATCGGGGCTGGTTTAATTGCTTCACGTGTTAAAGGTAGCGGAAAGTATGATTACAAAGTAATTGAAGCATCAGAAAAGGTTTGCAGCATTGATTTTTATCAAGGTGCAACAAAGATAGGCAATAGTACATTTACCATTGAGGATGCGAAGAAAGCACTTACAAAAAACATTGATAAGTTCCCAAAAAACATGCTATTTGCCCGCGCAATTTCAAACGGTGTTAAATGGTATTGCCCAGATGTTTTTAGCGGTCCAGTTTATGTGCCTGAAGAAATGCCATCGGTAACAGAAGAAGCAACACACACCGTTATTGACACAACGATTGATGAAATCATTAATGATATTCAAGTGTGTGTTAGCTTGGATGAAATCAAAGCGGTATGGAAAAAACTAACACTTAATCAAAAGTCTGATTTACGTGTACTTGCTGCCAAAGATGAAATGAAAGCGAAGTTAACACCGAAAATCGAAGCAGTTACTAACGCAGCTAACACCGAAGCATAACATGAAACTAACAATCTATCAAATCGAACAGAATTACAATCAATTAGCAGAGCAATTAATTGATAATGATGGCGAGCTTACAACCGAGTTAGCCGAACAACTTGCCATCACAGAAGAACAACTACAAAACAAATCAGTTGCTTATTCCTTTGTGATTAAGCAAATGGATGCTGATATTGACACCATTGATGCTGAAATAAAACGACTCCAGGCTGCAAAGAAACAACGCGAAAAGGCAAGCGAATATCTAAAGGATCGTATCAAACATGCAATGGAGTTATTCAGCATTGATGAAATCAAAACACCTTTGGTTAAGATTAACTTTAGAAAATCTGAATCAGTTGAGGTGGATGATGTGAACTCACTACCTATGGCATATAAGACTGTGAAAATTGTTGAAACTGCCGATAAAGCTTTTATCAAGAAAGCAATCAAAGATGGTGTGTTTGTTCCTGGTTGTTTTATTGTTGAGCATCGGAACTTGCAGATTAAGTAATTATTGCTATATTTGCACCCTAAATAACCGCCAACTTGAAGAAATTTATTAACAGCATAGCCCTTATCTTAGTGTTGCCTCTT